ACAAGTAGGGAATCGAGCAGAAAGACTTATGGTTAGAATGGAAAATGTCTAAACTATTAATGGGAATCATAGCAGCGATGGGTAGTGCAGGTTTTCTGTACTACCAATTCGCTGTTGTGCCTATGAAAAATAAATTAGAAGAACAGACAGCAGTGATCATTGCCCAAGACCTGCGGGATCAAGAGCAGAAGGCTACAATAGCCGCAATCACACTGAATGCAGAGAAGACAGCAGCAGCAAATGCTCAGATGCAACAACAGAATCAGCAGTATGAAGCTGAGATGTCTGAATACCTAGATATTTTTCGTAGACACAACCTTGCGAAGATAGCCAGTGCAAGACCTGGGCAGATACAAGCTCAGGCAAACCAGAGAACAAAGGAGGTATTTGATGCGATTGAAGACGTCAGTAAGTCTATTAGCAATCCTAACCCTTAGTGGTTGTAGTTTGCTACAGATGCCTCCAAGAGAGGTAGAGATTATAAGTAAGCCCGTGCAGATAGATATTGTACAGCCTACTATGCCTCGACCTTTGAATCTAAAAGAACCCAAGTGGTACGTAGTTTCGGATAGAAAAATACCGAAAGAAGAGCGTACCTACATGGATAAGTTCGAGGAAGATATTAAAAAGAAACATGGGGGAGACCTCGTGTTTGTCGCAATGACAGTCGCAGATTATGAGCTAATGGCTTATAATACGCAAGAAATTAAGAGATACATTAGCCAGTTAGGTGAAGTAATTGTATACTATAGAGAGGTAACTACGAATGAAAAAGAAGAATCCAGTAGCGAAGTTCCAGCGAAAGTACAATAAAGCTAAAGTATTTAAAGATCGCAAACGCGAAGCAAAAAAGAAAGGCGAACTACATACATACAAGGATGAAGAGTGAGAATATTTGTAGGACATGATTCCACCCAGCCAGAAAACACAGCCGTTTGTGTTCGATCTATTGAGAGATTTGGACACAAAGTCACGTTGCTAGATAAAAAGGATCTTCAAAGAGATCACGGATACAAGAGAAAGAAAGAAGATGGGTCTACTGAGTTTACTTATACTCGGTTTCTAGTGCCTTACCTATGTGGTTATAAAGGCAAAGCCATGTTCTGTGATAGTGATTTTGTATGGCGTAAAGACCCTGCCGTACTAGATAGATTGGTAGGAGATGCTCCTGTAACAGTAGTAAAACATCTAGTAAAGCAGGTAAGGGAAGATCACAAGTTTTTAGCACACAAGAATGAGTGGTATCCTCGTAAGTGGTGGAGTTCTATGATGGTATTCAACTGCGACCATAAAGACTGCTCAGAGTTGACTTTAGAAGCAGTAAACAAACAAACACCTCAGTGGCTACACAGATTCGAGTGGGCCAGTGAGATAGGTAGGCTCGACGAGTCTTACAATTATTTAGTAGGCTACTACAACTTCATGAAAGACCCTGTAGCAGTACATTTTACAGATGGGACACCAATCTACACAGATTATGCCCACGACGAGTTCGCGGAGGACTACAATGACCTTAGATGATATGAAGGATTATGTACGAGGAAAAGATATTATTCTCGTAGGAAATAGCTTAGATGCTTTAGAGTATGCGTATGGTGACTATATTGACGGCTTTGACATTACAGTTCGTTTCGGTAAAGGATTGCCTGAGCCAGTAATATTTGATCGTATAGGTACAAACACTCATGTCTGGGTAACAGGGCAGTTGCGAATGAAAACATTTAAAGAAGTATTGAAAGTAACAAAGATACTCTTTAACGAAAGCCTCTATAATCCTGAGTTCGGAAGACCTCCTGTAGATCATTGTAGTATGTATTCCGAGGAAACAATAACAGAGATTGCAAATCAATACAACATTGACGAAGGTAAAAGACTCTCTGCGGGTGCGATAACAGCCCATTGGTTTGCAAATGTTTGTGACACTTGGAATAGTATGACCTTCATAAACTTTGATGCCTTCACAACAGTTACAAACTTCCACGCTTCTATCTCTGATTCTGAACAGTTTACAGGAAGCTGGCACCTACCAATGCTACGTCCAGAGGTTATCCCCGAAGACTACAGCATACAACAAGGCAGCCTAGCCCATGACTCCAGAGCAGAGGTAGCACTCTATAGAGACATACTGAAAAAACAAGGTACATATTGGAAAGGCCCCGCTCTCAACCCAAACCCTGAGTACACTCTTCGAACAAACGCTCTAGTTAAGTTTACACCTGGTAGAGCTAAAGTACCTGAAGAATAGTTCTTGACAGCCTTTCCCAAATTTAGTATAATATCATTTCTATTTTACGGAGAGTACCATGAATTTATTTTATCTTGACGATGATCTCGACAAGTGTGCAGAGTATCACGTAGACAAACATATTGTAAAGATGCCTCTTGAGGTTGCCCAGTTGCTATGTACAGCTATCTGGGTAGACGAGCATCTAGGTTTTGTACCTCGTGCTCTCAACAAAGAAGAGCGTGATCATCTCAACGCTCTCAAGAAAGAAATCAAACATCTTCCTATGGAAGAACGACCGCTAACCCCGTATCTACCGATGATGTACAATCACCCTTGCACTATCTGGGTACGCTCATCGCTAGACAATTTTGAATGGACACACTGCTATGGCAACGCTCTCAATGATGAATATCATTATCGCTATGCGAAACAACACAAGTCGATTGTGGAAGTGGTTAACAAGTTACCAGAGCCACGAAATCTACCAAGACTCGGATTCACAGAGTTCGGACTAGCAATGCCTGATGAACTTAAAGACTACGACAACCCTATACAATCTTACAGGGACTACTATCACCTCGATAAAGCCACCTTTGCCGTGTGGTCGCATCGGTCAAAACCTGACTGGTGGAACGAGGACTATGCAGACTACGACAAAAGGATCACAGCAAAATGAGCCACGTAAAACTTATATCGACATCTTCGCTTAATATCTTATATGATATTGCGTATATGGCTAGGGTATCTAACCCTAGTAATCAGAATAATACAGATACAAATGAGAAACTGATTCGGTATCTCATTAAACATAAACACTGGTCTCCTTTTGAGATGGCGAGTGTTGCAATCGAGATCAATACAACTCGAGACATTGCACACCAGATAGTACGGCATCGAAGTTTTGCTTTTCAAGAGTTTAGCCAAAGATACGCTAACCCAGACGAGCAAGGCTATCCATATGTAGTCAGACAAACCAGATTACAAGATATGAAGAATCGTCAGAACAGTATTGATACTGATGATGAATTGCTACACCAACATTGGGTAGCACAGCAAACTAAAGTAATCGAAGCGGCAAGTCAGGCATATAACTGGGCACTAGATAATGGTATAGCCAAAGAACAAGCCCGTGCAGTATTACCAGAGGGTCTAACAAAGACTCGTCTGTATATGCAGGGCACAATACGTTCTTGGATTCACTACATTGATGTACGAACTACACCAGGTACACAGAAAGAACACATGGAAATTGCAAAACAGTGTGCATATGTAATAGAACCTTTCTTCCCCATGATACAGGAGTTCGTACATGACTGAAGGTAGAAAGTTTGATAGTGAAAAACCTAAGATGCACCTTCTACCTCCTAATGCTACTAAGCTGGAGAATGCACAGAAGCGTTACACAAGCGGTGCACTACGGCACATCTTCGCCCACATGGATGGCGAGTTACAAGATCCAGAAACAAATTATTCACATCTAGCACACGCTATTTGCTGCTTGATGTTTAAACTAGAATTGGAGTTAGAGAATGGCAAGAACGACAGTAAAGAAAAAGAGTTACGAGAACTTATCGAATCAAAACATCGAGAAGGTGATAGCACTTCTAAACCCAAGTTCTTCGGAGAAACCTATAACCAAAAAGGAAGCCTGTGATATTCTAAACATAGCCTACAACACTACTAGGCTAAATAAGATTATCGAGGATTATGAGGACAGAAAAGCATATGTCAAAAAGAGAAAAAAGTCTCTGCGGGGTCGTCCAGCGACTGATGCAGAGATCGCTGAAGCGTGCGAAAGCTACCTCACAGGAGATACTATCACAGATATCAGCAAGTCACTCTTCAGAAGTCCATCCTTTGTACGGGCTATTCTTGAAAGAGTTGGAGTCCCGCAAAGACCAGCAGGAAAAGACGAAAGATTAGAGCCACACTATTATCCAGACGAGTGTTTGGCAGAGGAGTACAAAGAGGGAGAAACTGCTTGGTCAGCAACATACCATGCGGCAGTAGAAATAAAGCAAAAGCTAACTCCTGAATATGTTGCTAGTAAGAAAGGTTTAGGAAATACAAACTACGAAGAAAAGTATGGATGTCCTGTGTATGCAATCTATGTAAAGCAAAAGATTGAGAGTGAGGACAACTTCTTTTCTAACGTAACTCAGGGAGGGTTTTCAGCTTTTGCACCTGCATATGAGCTGTGTAAACTCGAGCACTTAAAAACTTATGGAGTGAGGATAGACAAACTATGATGGATCTTAGAAACACACTTATAGCCTACTACGAAGGACAGATTGCAAAGCATGAGTATAATATCAGTGTTTATGCAAAACAGTCTGTAGGTATCGGAGAACACCCCGATATCATCGAAGCAGTAGATTCAGAAGTTGGTAAACTAGCAGAAGCGCACGACAAGTTAGGCGTAGTGCGGGGCTGGAGAGATTAATGCCATATTCAGACAAGGTACTAGATCATTATGAAAACCCACGGAATGTGGGTAAACTAGATGCTGAATCTGAAAATGTAGGCACAGGTATGGTGGGAGCACCTGCCTGTGGCGATGTTATGAGACTACAAATACAAGTCAGTGAAGAAGGTATCATAGAAGATGCTAAGTTTAAGACTTATGGTTGTGGCTCAGCAATTGCTTCGTCTTCCCTTCTAACAGAATGGGTAAAAGGTCGAAGCCTTGAAGATGCAGAGCAGATTAAAAACACTACCATTGCGGAAGAGTTAGCTTTGCCTCCTGTAAAGATACACTGCTCTGTACTTGCAGAGGACGCAATCAAAGCTGCTGTGAATGATGTGAGGAAGAAACGTGAGGATAATAAAAATACTTCTTGACAATGTGGTTATATTTTGCGATAATATCTTTTCAAAATTAAGTTGAAGGAAACAAAAAAATGGCAACAGCACTTATTGGATTTGCAGTATTTGGAGCGTGTCTCCATACTTTATTCGCATACTTAGGGTATGTAGAGTATAAATTTGATGGGCGATAGATTCTATCAACAACAATTACAAACGCTGGGTGATTGCCCAGGAAACAAAAACCCTAACAAGAGGACACGAAAAGTGGCTTGGGACGACGATAAAAAAGCACAAGCAGTATCAATGTATGAAGAAGCAGAACCGACTCCAGAAACCAGCATGGAGATCGTTAAAGATATTGCAGAAGAACTAGACGAATCACCTAATGGTGTTCGTATGATCTTAACAAAAGCTGGCGTTTATGTTAAGAAAACACCTGCCGCTAAATCTAGTGGTGGAACTACAGGGGGTACTCGTGTATCTAAAGCAGCCGCTGCAGAAGCACTCATTGCCGCCCTTGGAGATGCAGGTCAAGAAGTAGACGAAGAAATCGTTGCTAAACTTACCGGTAAAGCATCTCAGTATTTTACCAAAGTAATTCAAGCAATTAACGAAGGTTAAGTACCGACCCCTGCTAGATTCGTCTAGCGGGGTATTTTTGTATCCGCTGAAAGCACCTCGCAGTAAGTAGATTCGCAATAAAGATTGCTGAATTACTACCAAGGAGCTAAAGTGAAAAAGCAAGAACTGGCACGATTAGTGCACGACTATGGGGATGCCGTTATTACTTATCGTAGCGAGCACTCCAAAAAGTTAAAGTACAATGTTTGTACTTTGGACTTCACAACTCCCTATATTCAGAAAAAGAAGAATAGAGCCAAGGAAACTGATGACACTCTTCTTTTCTTCTGTTGGGATACTGACTCATACCGATTACTCAGACCTGCGAATGTGTCTAGTGTAGTCCCGCTGTCCTCCATTCTCAAGAATGAAGGTAGGCGATAATGGACTTACACCAAGCTCCTGAAGCATACTCTCGTGTTATACATTATGATAAAGTAAAAGAAGTACAGATAAGACTTACCATAAATACGTTCAGAGACGTAGAGTATATGCACTTGCGTAAATACTATATGGACTTTGACGAGGAGTGGAAACCTACCCCCGAAGGAGTTGCAATGCCTTTAGATCTCTCCAACTCAAGAGAGATGTTCGCAGGGTTAGTAGAGATACTATCTCTTGCAGAATCAAAAAGTTTGATCGAAGAACACTTTTCAGATCTAATTCAGGATATGTATAAATAGTTCTTGACAATCTTGCTGAAGTTCCGTATAATATACTTTCTTATTTAGGAGAATAACATGCAGAGCTTTTTAGACAGAATGAGTCAGTTGTACTATGAAGGTACTCCCGCTATCTCTGATGCGGAGTTCGACCTTCTAGCAGATAAGCACAACTATACTAAAGTAGGCTACACTGTTACAGATGCCGTAAAGCACGCGTACCAGATGTACTCTCTTCAGAAGTGCTTTGACATCAACGATGCTCCTCTGCCTATTGATGAATGTATTGTTACCCCTAAGTTAGATGGTGCGGCAGTATCTCTTCTATATGTTGACGGCAACCTTGAACTCGCTCTCACTCGTGGAGACGGCATTCAGGGTCGTGATATTACAGATAAGATGCGTCAGTTAGTTCCTAATGAGTGCAATGATACTGGACTCATGCAGATTACTGGCGAAGTTGTTGCTCCAAGTAGTGTACCTAACTCTCGTAATTTCGCTTCGGGGTCGCTAGGTCTTAATGACTTAGAAGAGTTTAAAACTCGTCCCTTAGTATTTGTAGCATACGATGTTACACCAAGTTGGACTTCTAATTATGCTTGTGCTCTTGAGCTATTGCATAAGATGGGTCTAAATGTGGTTACTCGCTTTAAAGCAGATGCCTATCCTCAGGATGGCAAAGTATATCGTCTCAAGTCAAATGCAAAATTCGATGCGTTAGGTTACACTTCTAAACACCCACGAGGTGCCTTTGCTTTGAAAGAGCAGGTATCTGGAGTGGAGACCACGCTGTTGGATGTAGTATGGCAGCTGGGTAAGAGCGGAGTTGTAAGTCCAGTGGCTATTCTCGACCCTGTGGTCGTGGGAGATGCTACGGTATCGAGAGCAACTCTGCATAATATTGAGTACATACGCGACCTTGATCTTGAGATAGGTTGTAAGGTAGAGGTTATCCGCTCTGGCGAGATCATACCTCGGATTGTCAGGAGATTAGATTGATTGCTACCTGCAAAAAAATAATTCTTGACAGAAACCTTAAAAGTCCGTATAATACTATTTCAATTTCAGAGGAATCACGATGACCATGATCGAAGCCCCAACAAACTGCCCTAGCTGTAGTTCGGTGTTAGAGAGTGTTAATCATCTTCTGTATTGTAGAAATCCACAATGTGGTGAGAAAGTTGCAAAACTCATCGAACACTTTGCAAAGACTTTGAAGATCAAAGGTCTCGGCCCTGCTACTATTGCCAAACTAGATATTGTCTCCCTAGAGGAACTTTATGATAGAAGCGTAGAAGATATTGCCGAGTCCCTAGGCTCAGAGAGACTTGCTGTAAAGTTAGTAGATGAGTTGCAACGCTCTCGCGGTGCTCCACTTAACGTGTTGCTACCTGCATTTAGTATACCTCTCATCGGTAAATCAGCATCGGAAAAGCTATCCAAAGTCTGCGAAGACATCGAAGATATAGACTACGATATGTGCCGACAAGCTGGACTTGGTGAGAAGTCAACTGCTAATTTGTGCGAATGGCTTGAGAATGAGTATTACCAAGTATCATTACTACCTTTTAGCTTTAAGTTTGAAAAGAATCAAACAACAAACATAACCCACGGCACAGTTTGTATCAGTGGTAAACTGAAAAGTTACAAAACGAAAGCCGAGGCTCATAACAAACTACAAGAGCTTGGTTATGCAGTCAAGACGAGCTTGACTAAGGATGTCACTATCCTGGTAAACGAAAGCGGAATTGAATCTGCTAAAACTAAGAAGGCCAGAGATGCTGGCGTTCAAATCATAACTAACCTTTTAGATTTTATTGGAGAATAATATCATGGCACTTCCTAAGTGGACTGACGAGCGTACTACCGCTCTTACTGATTTTGTCGGTGGCGAAAGCCCCGTATCCCAAGCTACTGTTGCAGAAGCAGCAGACCAGCTTGAAACCTCTACCCGTTCTATCTCTAGCAAATTGCGCAAGATGGGCTACGACGTAGAGTTGGCTTCTGCCAATGCTTCACGCGCATTTAGCGATGCTCAAGAAGCTACCCTTGCAGCTTTTGTTTCTGACAACAGCGGCACTTACACTTATGCTGAAATCGCTTCTCACTTTGAAGATGGCGCTTTCTCAGCTAAGTCAATCCAAGGCAAGATTTTGTCTATGGAATTAACTGGACACGTTAAGCCTGCTCCTAAAGTTGAAGCTGTACGCACGTACTCTGAAGCTGAAGAAGCTACTTTCGTTCAGATGGTTAACGATGGCGCTTTCGTAGAAGCTATCGCTGACGCTCTTGATCGTTCAGTAAACTCTGTTCGTGGTAAAGCTCTTAGCTTGCTTCGTTCAGGCGACATCGACGCTATCCCTAAGCAAGAAGTTACTAAAGGCTCCTCTAAGGAAGATCCTTTGGCTGACATCGCTGACATTGGTAGCCAGACTGTCGAAGCTATCGCAGAGCAAATTGGTAAGACCGCCCGTGGCGTTAAGACTATGCTCACTCGTCGTGGCCTTTCAGCCGCTGACTATGATGGCGCTTCTAAGAAAGAAAAAGCTTCAGCTTAATCCTTCTTAGTACACACTAAGGGCAGTCTCTTCGGGGTCTGCCCTACATTTTAGATTTGAAATCGGGAGACTTTCAATTGAACATCGCTAGTGCGCTTATTAAGCAAGTGCTTACGCTACAGGACTTTCAGACCTGGAGTGTAGCGCACAAGCAGTACTTTGCAACTGAGTATCATAGTCTGTATAAGATTATTGATAAGCATTGCGAAGAGTTCCATAGAATGCCTACGATTGAAGATCTAAAGTTTGAGATTCGTGATTCAGCTACTCGAGAGAAACTCTACGCAGTAGAAGCAGTCGAGGTCGATGCAGACCCTCAGATGCTTCTCGAGTATCTGAAGAACGAATACACTCAAAAAGAAATTCTGGACTCACTCGAAGATTATATTGAGAATTCTGTTGCATTTGAAAATGCTCAGGAATCAGTAAACCACCTACATCAGATCGTCCTAGACGTTGAAGATAAGGTTGATCTCGAAGACCCACAAGAAAGTATGCAACGTATTGACTTGTTTGAGCCAGAAGAAGATTTAGCCAGGTATATGGCCCTCGGACTCAATGAAGAGTACGACCACGACATAAAGTTCTCTCCTAGAGATCTTGTTATGTTCGGTGGTAAACGGGGTGCTGGTAAATCTGTCATTTGTGCAAACATTGCAACCAGTGTTTACGCTTCAGGTAGATCGGCTATGTATTTCACTATTGAGATGGATAGTCGGTCGATCCTTCAACGATGCTGTGCTATCGCTACAGAAGTTCCTTTTTCTCGCCTCCGTACTCAGAATCTGAGTGTTACCGAGTGGGAGAAAGTAGCTACGTGGTGGGCAGGTCGTTATGTTGATGGACAAGACCGCTTGAAGGAGTATAGACAACATCGTAACTTTGAGAAGTTGCATACATCACTAAAAAACACCTGCGAGCTTCTCCCGACTCAGCAGTTGGACGTAGTGTATGATGCATCTCTCACTCTCTCCAAGATTCGTGCAGAGCTTGACAAAAAAGTTAAACCTCTGAATGTTGGTGTTATTATTGTTGACTATATTAATCAGGTAAAGCGGTCGAGTCTACCTTCTCGTGGAGGTCAGTACGATTGGACTGAACAGATTGAAGTAAGTAAAGCATTGAAGTCAATGGCACAAGAGTATGACTGTACTGTAATATCTCCCTACCAAACAGACGCAACTGGTGAAGCACGATTCGCTAAAGGTATTCTTGATGCGGCAGATGCCGCTTATGCCCTAGAAACTTGGGATCATGAAGATGAGTGTATCACTTTCAACTGTGTAAAAATGCGATCTGCTTCTATGAACTCTTTTAGTTCTAAAGTAGACTGGGATAGCCTCAAGATTGGCCCTGAAACTGCAATGACTCCAAAAGAGAAAGATGATTCCTCGCACAAGACTGGCGAAGATATTGATGATCTATAAAAATATTTCTTGACTTTTTATCTTCTTTTGCGTATAATATACGGATACTTAAAGGGGATAAAGCATATGGCACTTACATTCGGCAGTTTACGACACACACCTTCTGGTAGAAAGCGAAAGCCTTTGCCTAAAGCAAAGAAGCGTGTTACTGAGTGGAAAGCATACGAAGCCCCAAAGACTTATCGCAGAGAGACCCCAGAGTATCCATCTTTTGAGGATAAAGGTCACTGCACAGATCTAGTAGAGAAGCCACAGTTAGATAGTAAGTATACGATTGCACCTGCCTATAACAAAGGTGCATACCAAGTAATCAGTAAAGAAAACATCAAGGACATTGGTAGGTGACAGTAGAAGAACTATTAACATCAAGAGATGTTTATTTTATACCCAAAGGCGCAGATGCTATCGTTCGTTGTCTCAATCCAGAGCACGACGATAAGAATCCTAGTATGCGAATTGATAAGATCACTGGAGTATTTCAGTGTTTTTCCTGTGGATATAAAGGAAACATTTTTACCCATTTTGGGGAAAAGGCAAACCAACTACAACTAAGACGAGAATTACTAAAAAAGAAAATTAGAGAGAAGAGGTCTGAGTCGGTTGGTTTGTCTTTTCCCAAAAATATTATACCCTATACGGGTAGTTGGAGAGAAATCAAACCTGAAACATACAAAAGGTTTGAAGCTTTTCAACATCATGATCCTGACCATATTGGTCGCATTGTATTTCCAGTGCGAGATATATCAGGTCGAATTGTAGCATTTAATGGTCGTCACACCACTGGTGGTACACCCAAGTACATGATCTCGCCTGCGGGTGCGAAGATGCCTCTCTACCCTGTAGTAGAGCCGATACAAGGCTCTGTTATTCTAGTAGAAGGTATCTATGATATGATCAATCTGCATGACAAAGGATTAGACAATGCAGTGTGTTGCTTTGGAACAAAAAACATCAATGAAGATAAGTTACGTATGCTTTCTATACAAGGTGTAGAAGAAGTAGTAATCTTCTTTGATGGAGATGACGCAGGACAGAATGCCGCAAAAGAAGTGAAAGAGATGGCAGAGCGAGTAGGCCTGCTATCAAGAAATGTAGCACTCAAGGACACAGATCCAGGTGCGCTACCCTTAAAATCAGTACAAACACTAAATTTTAAGAAAGAATTCGATGATGAGTTTGAGTTTGATCAGTATCAACTCTGTTCAGACCCAGGCATCAAAAAAGTACTTAAACGAGACTGCGACATCGAGATTGATGTAGACGCGTACGACTGGCTTATTCTAGTCGGTAGTGATGCACTCAAGTACTTTACCTCTGTGAATTCGGTCACAGAATATTCTGGCAAGAAAGTCGAAGAGAAGTTCCTGCCTGTCATTAACCCTGCCATGCTTGCGTTTAAGCCCGAAGCACAACGCACATGGGACGACTCCAAGCAAAGTATTGTAGAGTACATCACTGGCGATAAACAAGACGTAGTAATTACTGAATACAACGCGTGGGGTATACAAGATACAGAGGAAGCCAATGCTTTTATACGTGCTGCTATTGACGCCCCTCTTCCTTACGTTGCTCTTGACTCGGAGACAACCGGACTTTATCCACGTGACGGCCACATGCTTGGCATTAGTCTTAGTTATGAAGCTGATAGGGGTGCATACATAGATACAGAATGCTTTGACGAAGATACAGAAGCACTGTTACAAGAGTTATTTGATAAGAAAACAGTAATATTTCACAATGCCAAGTTCGATATGGCATTCTTTGAGTACCACTTTAACTTTACGTTTCCTAGCTTTGAAGATACTATGCTTCTGCACTATTTGATTGATGAGAACCCTGGTACTCATGGTCTAAAGCAGTTGTCTATGAAGTACACTAAGTATGGGGATTATGAGAAGCCAATGTACGAGTGGATTGATAACTATCGTAAGCAGCATGGTATTCTCAAAAACGACTTCAACTGGGGTGATATTCCTTTTGATGTTATGAAACTGTATGCTGGTATGGATGCTGCTTGTACTTTCCTTCTCTACGAGAAGTTTGTAAAGATTAAGCAGAACAAACGTCTAGCAAAAGTGTATGATAACATACTAATTCCTGGTTGCCGTTTTCTAACGGACATCCAAGACAATGGCGTACCGTTTGATAAGCAGCGTCTGCTGAAGTCTCAATCTCTCATGCAAGACGAGATTGACGAAGCAGTAGCGGAGCTATACAAGCATCCCGCCATTAGCAAATTTGAGAAAATTAATGGAAAAGATTTTAATCCTAACAGTACTGTTCAGCTTCGTAGTCTACTATTTGACTTCATCGGGCTTACTCCTACTGGAAAAAAGACTGGAACGGGCGCGAATTCAACAGATGCGGAAGTTCTTCAAGAGTTGGCGGAGCAATCCGAAGTCCCCGGACTTATCCTTGCTATCCGACAAAAGTCTAAAATTAAAAATACTTATCTGGACAAAATCTTTCCGCAGTTGGACAGAGATAGTCGCTTACGGACAGGTTTTAACCTTCACGGCACAACTAGTGGGCGGCTTAGCTCTAGTGGCAAGCTTAATATGCAGCAACTACCCAGAGATAATCCCATTGTTAAGGGATGCATTAAAGCAGCTCCTGGACATAAAATTGTAGCAATGGATTTGACCACAGCAGAGGTATATGTCGCCGCTGTACTCGCAAAAGACAAAGCACTTATGGATGTGTTTAAGTCTGGAGGCAACTTCCACAGTGCGATTGCACACAAAGTATTTAAGCTACCCTGCGAAGTAAGTGAAGTAGCAGAATTGTACAGTATGCAACGTCAGGCGGCTAAAGCCGTAACCTTCGGTATCATGTATGGTGCCGGAGCAAACAAGATTAGTGAGCAAGTCACAAAGGATAGTGGTAAACCTTTCACTAGAAACGAAGCTCAAGAAGTAATTGATGATTACTTTAAAGAGTTCCATAAGTTAAAATCATGGATTGAAGAGAATCAAAAGTTCATTCAACAGAATGGTTTCATTTACAGCTTCTTCGGAAGAAAGAGGAGATTACCAAATGTCGCATCGACAGACAAAGGCATCCAGAGTCATAGCGTTAGGTCTGGTCTTAATTTTCTGGTGCAGTCTGCTGCTTCTGATATTAACCTTCTAGGTGCTATTGACATGAATGAATGGATCAAAGCAAACGGTAAGAAGGCTCGTATCTTCGCACTCGTACACGATTCCATTCTAGCAGAAGTACCAGAAGAGGAGGTTGAGGAGTACATGGAAAAACTAGCAAACTACATACAAATGGACAGAGGTATCTCTATACCTGGTGCTCCAGTAGGCTGTGACTTTGAGATTGTTCACGAAGATTACTCAGGCGGAAAGTTCGAGAAGAAATATGGTGATTACATATCGTAACATACGTACCGGTGTAGAGTATCCTGTATTTTTATTGCCTTCAGGAAATTGGGAGTTGCATGATGGACTCCTTTTTCTTGAAGATAAGATAGTAGATGATAGAAATAAAGAGGGACGAACTCTTGGGGCTAGGCGTATGCAAACAGCACATAAGAATCTTCTGCAACTCAAGAAGATGTTGACTTCATATAACGGAATACTAAAGCAAGGTACTAAGTACTTTATAGACAATACAGGAAAACCTTTTGTGTACGAAAAGACACGCTTTGCACAACTAAAATACTTGAGAATTAAAAGAGTGGAGAAGAAAGACGTAGCTTCACTTGTATGGGTACAAGGACATAAAACTCCTTTTACCGTTCCACGCCCTCCCGAAGATGGAATGCTTTGGGCGGGGATTTTGCACTTACATGGATTGCCGTGGGTGCTGTATGAGTATTCGGAAACGAAACTCAAAGATACCAGAAAGAAAGTATAATATGGGAAAACGAAGAAAAACTCTTGCAGGAGTCAACTTTGAATTGCAAGAAATAGAACCTTTAACACGTAACCAGCTAAAAGCATTTGAATCTGATAAACACCTTGTCCTGCATGGACTTGCAGGCACAGGTAAAACGTTTATATCATCGTACCTAGCATATGATGATATGGCAAAAGGAGCCTTTCAAAAGCTAGTAATTATACGAAGTGCTGTACCTACAAGAGATATTGGATTCTTGCCCGGTACAGAAAAGGAAAAAGCTTCTGTTTATGAAGAGCCTTATAAAGATATTGCTAATGATCTGTTCTGTAGAGGCGATGCCTATGAAATACTGAAACAGAAAAATTTAGTAGAGTTTATGACCACTTCATTTATACGAGGAATTACACTCAGAGATGCAGTTATTCTTATTGATGAGTGTCAAAATATGTCTTTTCATGAACTAGATTCTATTATTACTCGTATGGGTGAGAACTGTAGAATTATATTTTGTGGAGACTTTCGACAGGCAGACTTGAGAGGAAACGGTATAAAAGATTTCTTCCAAGTTCTAAAGCGTATGGGTCTCTTTACTTTCATTGAGTTTGAAGTAGAGGACATTGTGCGGTCTGATTTTGTCAAAACTTATATTATCGCAAAGAATGAACTAGAACTATGAAGATACCCACAATAGCAGTAGACCAGTACGACTTCTTGGAACACAGAAGAAACCAAGAAGCCGCACACTGGTCAAGGAATACAAAAGACTCACCCCTGCGTTCTATACTTACTGTAGAGATTAATACTACAGAATTGTGTAATAGAACGTGTGTATTCTGCCCTAGACACGATCCAGAAGTATTTCCTAACCGAAACCTTCATATGACTGTAAAGGGTGCTGCTACTATTGCGAAAGAACTTGCTAACAATGATTTTAAAGGCAAGATATCTCTCAGCGGGTTCGGAGAGAACCTACTTAACCCTCAGTTTCCAGAAATAGTATCAGCGTTTAGCGAGTATCTACCAGATGCTACTATAGAGTGCAATACTAATGGAGATAAGCTGACTAAAGAGTACGCTGAAGATTTGATCTCGCAACGGGGTCTCGACATCTTGTATATCAACTTGTATGATGGTATCGAGCAGATGGAACACTTTGATGTAATTATGGAAGATATTCCTAAAGCAAACTATAAGTACCGTATGCATTGGGGTGATTTTGAGAAACATGGTTTAATTCTGAATAATCGAAGCGGAGTTATGGATTGGGTAGGGGTTGAGGAGAGTAGTGTTACTGCACTACAAGGTAAGCCTTGTCACTACCCGTTCTATAAAATGTTTGTCGATTGGAATGGTGATGTACTGTTCTGCAGTAATGACTGGGGCAGAGAACATGTAGTAGGTAATTTATTACAAGATTCTCTATACGATGTATGGTTCAGTAAGCCTATGACCAAGATTCGTAAAAAACTAATGAAGGGTGACAGATCTATGTCTCCCTGCAATAAATGTAGCGTAGATGGTTCTTTATTTGGAAAACCATCGTTTAATCTAGTAAAGGAGCACTATGAAAACATTAATAACCGGGACTAGTACACTTTACTCTGCCCTTAACCACCTTATACCCATTGACACTTGTCGCATTGAAGATATACTCGAAGGTAGAGTAGATATCAACGAGTATGGTTGTTTCATCAACTATGCACACGTTGGATTCAAGCAAGTAGAGCTGCTAGAGTATGTATTCAATGAGTGGAGATTTGATCCTAAGAGGATAATTTTTAACATATCTTCTCGTGCCGCCCAACCGAATATATCCAAAGGGTATATGTATGCCGCGCAGAAAGCAGCTTTGAATCACTATGCTAACAACTTACACTGGAATTGTCCCGAGAAACAATGTAAGATTACCACAATGGATCTTGGAGGCGTAGCATTGCGCGGTGTTCCTAGTATGCGTTGGACTACAGTGGCGGATACTCTTCTTAGCATTATGCTACAAGATTTAGAAGTTCCGCACATATGTATACAAGTACCTGAAAATTATATGTCTGTGCAAGCTGTTAAAGCTGCCTTGAAAGAGGCGACTTCGTGAAGGCAGTTATAAGCCACAGAATATACATGGATTGTACCGAAGAAGTACAAGAGAGAATCGACAAAGAACTCACTTATACTATTCCTACGCACAATCCTCTTGATCCACCTGAGGTGATTAAGAATATGGGAATCATTCGTAATGGGTTAGTATCATTACCTATTGGACGTACGGATTTGATACCATCAAATTACGAAATAGTCGATAGGCGAGTAAACAAGCCTGTAGAGTTTCCTAAGTTCAAGTTTGACTTACGACAGAGCCAGAAAGATGTTTATGATGCAATCGAAGACAACGCTATAATCAACGCATGGGTCAGCTGGGGTAAGACATTTACAGGTTTAGCTATTGCTGGTAAACTTGGTCAGAAGACACTTGTTGTTACCCATACTGTTCCTCTGCGTAATCAGTGGGCGAAAGAAGTAGAAAAAGTCTACGGAATTAAAGCAGGCATCATAGGCAGTGGTCAATTTGATCTTGATGCTCCTATCGTCATTGGGAATACACAGACTTTGTACCGAAACGTAGACAAGATTCGTAAAGAGTTTGGCACTGTCATACTAGATGAAATGCACCATGTTAGTAGTCCGACCTTTTCCAAAATACTAGATACAAATTACTGTAGATATAAGATAGGTCTGTCGGGAACTATAGAAAGAAAGGATGGAAAACACGTTGTATTCAGAGATTACTTTGGTAATACTCTTTTCAAGCCACCCAAAGAAAACTATATGACCCCTACAGTACATATTGTACCGTCAGAGATACGATTCATGGATGGAGCTAGAATCCCCTGGGCTAACAGAGTTACAAAGCTAGCAAATGATGAAGAGTACAGACATACAATAGCACTTTTAGCCGCAGCTTATGCCGCTAAAGGACACAAAGTCTTAGTAGTAAGTGATAGAGTGAGCTTTCTGAAGGCTTGTTCCGAGCTTACAGGAGACAAATCAATATGCGTTACTGGTGAAGTATCGCATGAAGATAGAGAAACGCTCGTAGACGAAATACTCTACGGGGATAAGAATGTTCTTTACGGAACACAAGCTATCTTCTCAGAGGGCATATCAGTAGACACACTTAGCTGTCTTATACTGGCAACCCCTGTAAATAATGAACCACTATTGACACAGCTTTGTGGACGAGTGATTCGGAAAAAAGAAGGCAAAATCGACCCTGTTATTATAGATATACACCTGAAAGGAAATACGGCTAGAAAACAAGCCTCCAATCGTGTCGGGTTCTATATGAAGCAGGGTTGGAATATGAAGTACCTTTAGAAAAATAATTCTTGACAAAATGGTAAAAAGGAAGTATAATAGTGCTCTTATTTGATTGGAAGAAGGTTTTTGATACGGCGCAAGGAAATATTGCTACTTGTAACATGATAATGGAAATGCTCGTAAAGAGTCAAATCCCTCGTAACAAGTATGACCCTATCTATAAATATTCTTATAAAGACTTTACAGGCGATAGTTTTCTTCTTCATGGAGAAATGCTTCTTTACAATTCTTATAAGTACACACAAAAAGAACTTTGCATATATTACGCACTGGCTTCTCTTAGAAGTACAGCGGAATATTTTGCAACACAAAAAACTACGCTAGATTCACTACATTGTCCTGTGCATCTAGATGAAATCAACGACAATAGGCTACTCATAGTATTACCGGACGAAATAACGTTCATCTATGAAGAAGTCCAACTGGAGACTATACACTAATGGCATTATCATTCAATAAGCAAACGGGCGGAGCCCAAAAATCCTCAATCTCAACTTTTCAGTATAAAGATGGCGACAACAAGATGCGCGTAGTTGGCGACATTCTTGCACGCTATGTTTACTGGATCAATGGCGAGAACGGTAAAAACATTCCTATGGAGTGCCTATCTTTTGATAGAAACTCTGAGCGATTCAACAATATCGAGAAAGACTGGGTTCGTGAATACTACCCTGATCTGAAGTGTGGCTGGAGCTACGCTACTCAGTGCATCGACAACGGTGAAGTAAAAGTAGTAAACCTAAAGAAGAAGCTGTGGGAGCAAATCATTACTGCCGCAGAAGATCTAGGCGATCCTACTGACCCTGATACTGGCTGGGACATTTGTTTCAAGCGAGTTAAGACTGGCCCTCTGCCATACAACGTAGAGTATCAGTTGCAAGCACTAAAGTGCAAGCCTCGTGCTCTTACAGACGAAGAGCGTGAAGCTATTGCTGACCTAAAGTCTATGGATGACGTAATGACACGTCCTACTCCTGACGCACAGAAAGAGTTGCTTGATCGAGTTCGTAACCACGGTGACGAGACTGATGATGAAGCTCTTGACGCGGAGTTCAATGTAGGATGATTCTCTTTACGGCAGACTGGCACATCAAGCTGGGACAGAAAAATGTCCCAGTAAAGTGGGCTACAAACCGTTATCAAATGTTCTTTGACCAGATCTATGAACTAGAAAAAGAATGTAATATGCACATAATCGGAGGCGATCTCTTTGATCGTCTTCCGAATATGGAAGAGTTGGAGCTTTACTTCAGGTTTATTCGTGGAGTAAAGATTCCAACTATTATTTATGATGGAAATCATGAAGCTACTAAGAAGAATAAGACTTTCTTTACTCAGCTAAAGCAAGTAAGTAGGGATATTAATCCTCTTATTCATATTGTAGATGTGTCTTACGTAGACACTGACTTAGGTTTCAGTATCCTACCTTACGCAGATTTGCATAAGAAAGGTGCGATAGATCATTTTGATACGAGCTGGCCTTTATTCACTCACGTTAGAGGAGAAATACCGCCACACGTTAAACCCGAAGTCGACTTAGACCTGTTTGAAGACTTCCCTGTTGTATTTGCAGGCGACCTACACGCCCATAGCAACTGTCAACGCAATATTGTATATCCTGGTAGTCCTATGACTACTTCCTTTCATAGAAGTAAAGTAAAAACAGGTTACTTGCTTATTAACGAACAGGACTGGAGTTGGCTGTGGGAAGAGTTTAGATTACCACAGCTAATTCGTAAAACAGTTACAAGTAGTGAAGATATGACTCCTACTGATTTTGATCACACGATCTATGAAGTAGAAGGAGATATGCAAGATCTAGCCGGAGTAAAGAACTCAGAATTGCTAGATAAAAAAGTAGTAAAACGTAAGTCAGAGGCATCTCTTATCATGGATAAAGATATGTCCGTGCAAGAAGAGCTAGTAGAGTATCTAACGTACATACTAGAAATTAACCCTGATAAAATACCAGACATCATAGGAACATACAATGATTACACTACAAACATTGAGATGGGATAACTGCTTTAGTTATGGTTCTGGTAATGAGTTACAATTAGACGACAATACTGTTACACAAATCCTTGGTACTAACGGGATGGGGAAGTCCTCCATCCCGTTAATCATTGAGGAAGCACTGTACAACAAGAACTCTAAGGGTATCAAAAAAGCAGACATTCCTAATCGTTATGTGAATGATGGTTATAACATCTCTCTGTCTTTTACGAAAGATGAAGATAGTTATCAGATCACCGTTAATCGCAAAACAAATATAAAAGTTAAACTTGAAAAGAATGGTACAGATATATCTAGCCACACAGCTACGAATACGTACAAGACTCTACAAGAGATTCTCGGAGTTGACTTTAAAACCTTTTCGCAGTTAGTATATCAAAATACTAATGCGAGTTTACAATTTCTAACTGCTACAGATGCGAATCGTAAGAAGTTTCTTATTGATCTTCTGCACCTAGAAAAGTATGTTGAGTTATTTGAAGTATTCAAATCTGCTTCTAGAGAGGTATCGAATACGTCATCTACAATAGCAGGGAAACTTGCAACAGTAGAAAAATGGTTAGAAACAAATAAATTGAGTGATACCAACATACTACCCATGCTCGATTTAGAAATTGATACATCCAAAGATGAAGAGTCTTTACGTTATTGGATGACAGAGAAGGAAAATATCTCTGAAAAAAATAAAAAAATTCGAGAGAATAATCAATATAAAACAATGCTCGACAGGATAGACATCGGTACTATCTCTTCTAGTACAGTTTCTTGGGAGTCTTACGATGATTTACAAGAAGAGTTAGGGTCTTTGCAAGCAGTCGCTACGGGTGCTCAACGGACTCTGGACAGATTAGAGAAAATTTCTGATGAGTGTCCTACTTGTGGGCAGTCTATTGATGTTTCTTCCGAAAAAGCAATGATTGAAGGCGAACGCGAGAAGCGTGATGAAGCTCATGGTAAAGCTCTGAAGATTCGTCCCCGTATTCAAAAGATTAAAGAGAACAATGCAATCTTTGAGCAAAATGAGAAAGATCGCAAGAATTGGGAAGACTTATATCGCTCGTACGACAAATCTCTACCAAGTGCTATACTGGAGGAGTCTGAAGTAGATTCAAAAATCGCGGAACTAAAGAGCGTATTATCCGAAGCCAGAACCCAACTGGCAGAAAATGCAGCAGAGAATGAAAGACGAACAAGACTCAATACTCGTATTCAAGTAATACAAGAGCAGACAGCAGAGTTCGTTGAACAGCAAGAAGAATACGAAGGTAAACTTGCAGGAAACCAAAAGCTAGAAACAGAACTCGACATTCTGAAAAAGTCTTTTAGTACAAACGGTTTACTTGCATACAAGATTGAAAACTTAGTTGGAGAACTCGAAGAGTTAGCAAATGAGTACTTGGCTGAACTCTCTGACGGTCGGTTTACACTAGAGTTTGTCGTATCGAACGATAAATTAAATGTAGAAATTACTGATAATGGTAATGTAGTAGATATTCTAGCACTTTCATCTGGCGAGTTGGCGAGAGTAAATACTGCTACTTTGATAGCTATTCGTAGATTAATGAGTAGTATATCGAAGTCTAAAATCAATGTATTGTTTTTAGATGAAGTTATTAGTGTTCTTGATGATGCCGGAAAGGAGCGCATAGTAGAAGTTCTACTACGAGAAGATATGAATACTTATCTAGTTTCTCATGGTTGGTCACACCCACTATTAGAAAAGATCGAAGTAGTCAAGGATGGAAACACTAGCGTATTGGAGTAAGGATGAGCGCAGGTAGACGAAGAATGTGGTGGGCACAACAAAATCACTGGGAACAAGTAAGATCAGATCCCAAGAAGAAAGAAGAGGACGAAGATGGTAGATTCGAGAGCGAAGGGAGCGAGAGGCGAGTACCTGGTGAGGGACATGCTGAGGGAAGCGACCGGACTGAAATTTGAGAGAGTACCTGCCTCGGGTGCTCTTGAATATCTGAAAGGGGACTTATATGTCCCCAATCAGAGAAATCATTATTGTATAGAGGTAAAAAATTATAAAGATTCACCGCTGACTGATAAAATATTCACACAACCAAAAACAAATAACATTATCAGATGGTGGAAGAAGATTGTAATACAAGCGGCAGGGGGCGATCAAAAGCCCCTGCTATTCTTTAAATATGACCGATCAAAGGTATTTGTAGTAACAGAAAACAAACCAGAGAACACTATAGAATATTTGTATATTCGTTTTCTAGACTGTTATGTACTGTTGGCTGAAGATTGGTTGGAATCAGAAAAGACGGAGTTTATAGGTGGCTTTTAATTTTAACGAACGTAACCAAGATGGTGTACTAGTAGTAGATGCACTAAACTTAGCTTTTCGGTGGAAACATCAAGGCAGAACAGATTTTCGTGAGCAGTATGTAGAAACAGTAAAATCTCTAGCAACATCCTACAACTGTGGTAAAGTTATTATCACAGCAGATTGGGGGTCATCGAGCTATCGAAAAGAGATATTACCGGAGTACAAACAGAATCGAAAAGATAAGTATGCCGAACAAACTGAAGCAGAGAAGCAAGCATTTATTGACTTTTTTGAAGAGTACGAAGAAACACTAGAATTACTGTCAGAAAGCTATGACGTTCTTCGCTACAAAGGTGTAGAGGCAGATGATCTTGCTGCCCACCTCGTAAAGCGAAAGAAAGATTACGGATTAGAAAATATCTGGTTAGTATCTAGTGACCGAGACTGGGACTTATTGATTCAGGACGGTGTAAGTAGATTTTCTTACGTTACTCGAAAAGAGGTAACAATAGATAACTGGCATGAACACTATGAAGTTAAACCTGAGGAGTATATCTCTTTTAAGTGTCTAACAGGCGATAAAGGTGATAATGTTCCAGGTATTAACGGCATAGGGCCGAAAAGAGCACAACAGCTTATAGAACAGTATGGCGATGCCATGTCAATTTATGATTGTATACCTATTGATGGAAAATACAAGTACATACAAGAATTGAATGAAAACGCAGAAGTACTTTTAAAGAACTACGAGTTGATGGATTTAGTAACATATTGCGATGACGCAATAGGCAAGGACAATTTGTCCAATATTGAGGAGAGAATGGTATAATGGATCAGTATCAAAGTTTTATTCATAAAAGCAGATACGCACGATGGCTAGAGGATGAAGGCCGCAGAGAAACATGGGATGAAACCTGTAGTCGCTATGTTGATTTCTTTAAGGAAAGAGAACAGTTAGACGATGAGAGCGGACAAGAGATCTGGGATGCCATCCATGCGCTAGAAGTT